GAGCAGGCGTTCTCGATGCTCGGTCAGGCTATCCGCACACAGGTAAGGATGGCGTGATATGGCCGGCACATACACCAACAGCGCAACAGGCGCGGGCATGCGCTACGGCATGCACGCCTACATCAAGGTAGTCGTAACAGATACGAGCAACACCGTATGCAGGGTGAGGGTGGAATGCTGGGCGGTCTCCGATGGGGGCTACTCGGGCTTCATCGACGGCAGGTGCTCCGCGTATGCGGGCGGCTCCTACGGCCCGTGGACGGGCCACGACCAAGATGTGACGGCGGGCGGCTCCACCCGATTGAACTACGCCGAGTTCAATGTCGATAGGGGTAGCTCCAACAAGACCGTCACGTATTGGGCGCAGATAAAGGGAACATCCACCAGCAGCAGCAACTACTACTACGGCTGCTCCGAGTCTGTGTCGGTCAACGCCACCATCCCCAAAATCTCGACCGAGAAGCCGAACGCCCCCACGGACTGCTCCGCAGCCTACGTGAGCGATTCGAGCGTCTCCGTCTCATGGACGAACGGGAGCACCACCAGCACCAAGCCCCGAACCGCCACGCTGGTGGAGCGTTCCACGGACGGCGGCTCATGGGTGCAGATTGCATCGGCTTCATCGAGCGCATCCAACTATACGGATAACGGTACCGGTTCCAATCATTCCTATGCGTATAGGGTATGCGCCACGAACGGCGCGGGAAAGTCGGCCTACTCCACCGCGCAGGGAACCATCTACACCACCCCCGCCGCGCCCTCTTCCGTGACGTTGGAGAAAACATCCGCGACCACGGTTCAAGTCAACATCGAGGGCGCTCCCCCCTATGCCACTGGCTACAACGTGGAGCGCACGCAAGACGGTACGACATGGGCGAACGTCGGCACGGGAGTTTCTCTGCCCCTGCAAGACACGGTTTCGGGCGGCACGGTCAGATATAGGGTCGCGGCTGTGAACGGGTCTCTGGTAAGCCCGTGGGCCGTCTCAGAGGCAATCGTGACGATATGTCCGCCCCTTGCGCCCACAATCACACAGCAGCCCGCCAACCCTACCGTTGCGGGTACCGCTGCCGTTATCGCGTGGACGCCCAACCACCCAGACGGCACCTCGCAGACGGCGGCTCAGGTGAAGCTCGACGGCACCACACACGACGTGGGCGCAGACGTGTTCTCATACGTGCAGATAGTCCAAGTCGGCACCCATACGGTACAGGTCAGGACGAAGGGACTTGATGCCTCATGGGGCGCGTGGTCGAGCGTAATCACCTTCAACGCCTACAACCTCCCGAGCGTGGTTATCGACAATCCCGCATCAGATGGGGACGAGATCACATCCCTTCCGCTCTACATCGAGTGGAGCGTCACCGATTCAACGGGAGTATCCGCTCAGAGGGTTGTCGTGGAGGGGCCTAACGGCACCCTCTACAACCAGACCCAGAACGCAAACGCACGTTCGGTCGCCCTCACGGATTCTGATATGCCGTTCCAGAACAGCACCGCGTACACCCTGAGGGTAAGGGTCATGGGCGGCTCTGGCCTGGTATCCGAGGCCGTGAGAACGTTCAACATCGAGTGGGCATCACCCGCCGCGCCGAAGGTGGAGATATCCGAGGGCGAGGGCGCTTCATCCCAGATCATCGTCACCGCAGGGGAGGAAGGCGCAGCCCAGAACCTCGCCCCGTTCTTCTCGATGCCACTCACAAGCTCCTATTGGGGTTCGGTATCGGATGGGATAACCCGTCTGGGCAACGGATGGGCGCGGTTCGATGTGTCGCAAGGAGCGGTGTTCAACGCGGAGGATATCCCCTCCGAGCTGCAACCCTCCACCCAGTACACAATCCTCGCAGAGTTCAGGAACGTATCGGGAACCGCCACCGTATCCATCGGAGACTGGGCAATCCAGATACAGGGGACCGACGTTCTGGTAAGGGACGGGCTCTTCTCGACGTCCGGCTCAAACGCGGTTATCAACGCCACGTATGGCACCAACGGCACGGATATCCAATTCGCGGAGAGGGATGTTTTCGCATCCGCAGTATCAACGGATATCGATGGGGACGCCTACCTTCTGGGAACAACCATCCCCGACCTGTCGCAGGCATCCGTGTTCGTGGGCGGCACCGTATCTGGAGAAGCCTCGTTCGACATGAGGCTTTCCATCTACGAGGGCGAGTATTCGGGTGGCTACGCCCCTTACAACGCTCCTGTAACGCAGAGCATCACCATCCAGAGGGTGAACCCCGACGGTACCCTGTGGACGGTCGCAAGCGGCCTCGAATCGGGTTCCACGTGCATCGACCCGCTGCCTCCTCTGGGTGTGGAGGTCAGCTACGTCGCAACCGCTACGGCGGCATCCGGCGCAACCGCATCCGAATCGTATTCGGCGAGGATAGGCGGGTGCAGGTGGGCGCTGAACTTCGGGCAGGCTGCGCAGACCTTCAAGCTGGTCGGCAGGAACCCCAACGAATCGAGGAACATCTCGCACGGCGGCGCGCTCTACCATTTCGCGGACGGCGGCGCGGGGGACGGATTGCCGGTCCTCTACGAGACCTCCGATAGGGATCTGAACGGTTCTCTGGAATTCGACGCGGAGTCCAGACAGGATGCGGAAGAGGTTATGAAGCTGCTCTTCAGGTATCCCCGCGCATGGATCCGAGACCCGTTCGGCAACAGAAGATATGCGTTCGTGAGCGCATCAGATTCACGCTCCCGCAAGGATAAGCGCATCACCGTGAGCTGGGATGCAACCCGATTCACGGAGGCGTGGTAATGGATTGGCTGAAGCCCTTCAAGTCCTCCTACAGGTTCGCAAGGGTCTCCCGTGAGACTGGCTACGAGCTTGAAGAGGTATTGGGTATCATCGGCGGAAAGATCACGGTGAACCAGGATACCGCCATATTCGAGTCCGCGAACCTGAACACCGCAGAGTACATCGATCTCGGTTCTGATTGGCTCAGGTGCTATCTGGATGCCGAGCAGAACGGCGAGACCGAATCGGTATGCCTTGGAACGTGGGATGCCACGGTGCCGGCAAGGAACATCGACGGCTACCGCGAGACCTGCACCGCCTACTGCGACGGTCTGCTGGGGGAACTGAGGGATGATTCCTTCGAGTCCCCTATCTCGATACCCGAAGGCTCGAACATCATCCAGTACGCGCAGGGCATCGCGGGCGACCTCCCTGTTAACGCAACACCTTCGGATTCGGTTCTCGGTTCGGCGTGGACGTTCGGTCTGGATGGGGATGACGGAGGCTCCAAGCTTCAGGCTATGAACTCGCTTCTTTCACTGGCTGGCTACTCATCCGCATCCACCGACCCAATGGGGAACATCGTTCTCAAACCCTACATCGACCCTGCGAGCAGGAACCCCGTCTGGACGTTCGAGGAAGGTCTGAACGCCACGTTCCTATCGCAGGCTCAGGAGGAATTGGATACAAGGGACGTTGCCAACGTGGTCCTCGCCATCTACGAATCGAGCGGGGAGACCACCATCGGGACGGCGGTTGACGATGATCCGAACTCCCCATACTCGACTGTTAGCATGCACAGGCGCAAGGTTGCCAAATACAAGTACAACAGCACCGCTACCCAGGCGGAGGCGGATTCCAAGGCCGCAGAGCTTCTAAGGACAAACCAGAGCGTTATCCACAGGGTCACGCTGAAGCACATCCATTGCCCCGCAAGGGTGGGCGATGTGGTGAGGGTCAAGTGGCCCAGCGCCGGCATAGATGCCTCGTTCACCATCCGCACACAGGAAATCGAGATAGGCTCCGCTGGGTGCTTAACTACATCTGAGCTTCGACGTTTCGTGAGGGGGTAGGGGATGGACCTGGATCAGCGCGTGCAGAACATCGCCAAGGACCTGCGCCCCGTCTCCGAGAAGCCCTCCGTCAAATGGCGTTGGGGTACCGTCCTATCGGTGGATGGTTCGGGGACGATGAACGTTCAGGTTGGGGACGAGCCCCTTTTGGGCATCCGCGCATCCCGCCATTGCATGTCCGCGAAGGTGGGGGACAGGGTAAGGGTTTCCTACTACGGCACCGAGGCCCTTGTGGATGCCATCAGAGCAACCGAATCGGAGCAGCCCCTCATCCGCTTCGAGGAGGCTTCCTCGGCATCCGTGAGCATCGCGGAGGGCGGGCTGGCGCACATCACCATCCAATGCCCCACGGTCGATGGCTACACGTGCAGGGGCGCTATGCAGATGTGGCACTCCACCAGCGCGGGCAGCGGCAACGTGATTTTGGGCTTCCCGTACCGCTCGGGCGCGGACAACGTGCTCCACGTGCCAGTGAGGGCCAACTCCGCATCAACCATCACAGTCACGGCGTTCCTGCTCTACACGAGCGACGCGATCACTTCATAGGGTTTCGAGCACGGTGCTCGGAAACACGATCATTAAGGAGCAATCATGAGCTACACGGCACCGCAGTACGTAGACACCAAGGAGCAGGCAGTACTCGCGCTGGCATCGACCATCGCCGGCGAGGACAAGACCGCGCTCGGAAACGGCAGCGTCAACACCGCGCTCGACGTCCTCGCGGACGTGCTCGCAGGGCAGGACGTGGAGGTACCGCAGACCAACGCGGGGGCTATCCTCGCGCTCGCGCAGTACGTGCAGGGTGGCGGAGGAGGCGGAGGCGGCTCCTCCACGCAGACGCTCACCGTCACCAAGAGCGACGCGGGCGATACCGTCTGGGTAACGACGATGAGCTGGGCGGACTACATCGCAGAGAACTGGGATGCTGAGGTCGAAGTGCAGCCCGACTCGACGGAGGGTCTTGTCAGCGTCTACTCAATCCCCGTAGGGGCGGAGTTCGATGCAATCATCAAC